TTCACTTTTTTTGTGGACGACTTTTCGGGACCACCGGGCCTTATTTAGAATCCTTACAAATAGACGGGATATGCTATTAAACCTAAGATGTAAAAGGGCTTTGGCATACAGGGCCTTTGGAAGGCCTTTACGCGCGAAAAAGGTAAATGGGAATGGGGGTTTCTACTATCTGGAATCGTTCTAAATAAAAAACCCCTGTAGAGGCTAAACTACAGGGGCAAGTCGAAAAAAAAATAATTCTACAATACGATGGCTAAGTATCGCATAGTATATATCTTCCTTTAAAAAATTCCGATAGCTCCTAAAATCTGTAATACAACACCTGAAAGCACCACTCCAACAAACCAATAGAAAGCTTTTCGTATCTGTCCATTCTTAATTTCCATCTTTGCAAGGTTATCAACTATAGGGGTATTAGGACATATTTCTCTTGCTTCTTTAAGTTCTATATCCTGTATTCTCTTTTCGTGGTTTGCTACTTTTCCATTCGTTTCCCTAACGTGTTTCTCTATTGTATCAAGTTTGTCGAAAACTCTGCAAAACTTTTCTTCGAAATATTTTGTCTCCATATTTGTATGTCTTTTTTTAACTACGTAAACTCTCCAAGATGGAAAGCTTGTCTTCTACCACGGTGTATCTTAATCCCCCTGTGCTGTTATCTATAATCACATCATATTGGTAATCACCTAAAGCAAGGTCTGTATCGGAAGAAGATAACACAAAAGTTATTGCACCTTCGGAAGCATCAATGGAAGTATGGCCAACGGAAATATCTAAAGGCGAATTTCTGTATATAGGAAGTTTCTTCGCATAGAAACCAGCGCTGTATCCATTAAGGTCCATTTGTGCATTGTTGCTATCTGTAACGGATACAAATAGCGTTTTGCTATCCCCTCGGTATATTTCTAATCGGTTATTGTATGAATTTGCCATATCTCTAATTAATTTTAGCTTCCTCCACCTTCGGTATAAAGTTGCTCTATTTCATCTGTATCCAAAACTTTTGTATAAACATAAGCAAGTGCATAATTTCTTGCACCGGGGTCTTTGGATGCATAATTGCTCCAATTTAATCTAAAAGTATCCCCTGCATCCCATTGGTCTGTAAAAGCTTTACTTCCTTTTAAGGAATTATTTTGGTATAATTTAAAAGAATTTCCTGTGCCATCACAAGTAAACACAAAGTGCTGCCAAACATTGCTTGCCATATCTGTATATCCTGCTTGCGTCCATTCGCTGCTTCCAATTCTGAATTCCAAACCAGCCCCATACCAAATATTAACACCAAGAATTTTTGTTGTGGAAGCGGCTTTTCCTAATCCAACAAAATCTTTTCCAGTCGTTGCACCTTTACTCCAAAAAGATATACTCCAATCTTTATCAACACCAACTACATTAGCCCAGTCTGCATCATCACTATAAAGGTATGCATTTGTATCACAATCAATAGAAGAAAAACCAGATGGCCCAGTTCCATAAGAAGTGCTTCCAGATGCTGTAAAATCGTGGCCATTAACCGAATCCACCAAATCACTATCGAAATCCCATCTACCATATAAACTATCGGTCGGGTATGCTAATTGTTCATATCCAATCGGGTTGCCAGCTGCGGTTTTAATTATGCTACCGTTAAAGGTGTAAAATCTATTAAGTCCCATTATATTATTGCTTTATTTTATATATTCCATATCTATATGCCAATACCAAAATTGTATAGTTGCTCAATTTGTGCATCTGTTAAATCTGAAAGATACCAATACATTTGGTCTATTTGGCAAGATGCATAATCGGTGTTTCCGTAAGTATATCCGATACTAACAACATCTCCTGGTCTTTGCACCGAAAAATATAAATTATTATCCTGGTCTACGGCATTAACATATAGCTTCCAATACCAAGTATTATATCTAACAACCGTAATCATATTCCACCCTGGCTCATCTATTTGGCCTGTGCAAGTTACGGGTCCTGGTGCTCCATCTGTTTCATTAGCATAAAGGGTTAACTCTCCATCCCCATCAACAGATAATTTAATAATATCATCATAGGAAGTCCCATCATAATATCCATAAATTAAGGTATCTGCTACATTCGCATAGTTAAGCCAAAAATTAACAGTTAAATCTGAATTTGGCCAAGAATTATTATTAAACCATATATCGGCTAAATTCCCTTCTGAATATATTCCACCTTCTTCTCCAAAGGATAAAGCCTGGCCATTTACTATCTTTCCTGTGGTATAAGATATACTTCCGGCTGTGGAAAATCCAATAGCACCAATAGATGGTGTTAAATTCCCATCGAATTTATACAGCAAATATGGACTACCTGGTGCACTTTCATAAAAGGGAAAGGTTGCTGGTTTGCCTCCTGTAGAAATTATATTTCCTCCGTATCTAATTATACTCATTGGAATTTATATTTTATTATCACTATCCCTTGCCTTCCGCTTCCACCAACAGCTACACCGGAAGAAGCAAAATCACCACCTCCACCTCCTCCATAAGAAGATGCATTTCCGCCAAATCCAGTTCCTCCACCGTAATTCGTGCCGCCATTTCTACCTCCAGTTCCTCCACCAGCATAAGCCACCACACTACCAGATAAATCGGAATATATTCCATTTCCTCCTAATCCACCAGTTGTGCTATTCCTGGATGCGCCATTTCCCGAAGCACCGCCTCCACCAGCTCCGGCGCTGTTACAAACTCCACCTCCACCCGAAGTGCCACTTCCGCCTGCTCCACCGCTCGCGTTGTTAAATCCTGGTGTCGTGCCTCCAGCTGCTGTTTCACTAATAGCCCCTCCAATTATAGAAGTTGCACTTCCATTGGTATAAACCGTTCCACCGTTTCCAATTGTAATTGTATAAGTTTCTGTGCTAACTTCTAAATTCGTTACATAAGCATTTCCTGCTCCTCCACCTCCGGGGTTATCACAAGTTGTTCCGTATCCTCCACCTGCTCCACCACCAACTATAAGTGCCGATACATCTCCACCAGCTGTTACAACAAAATCATCTCCGGAAGTAAAAGTATGAATTTTGTAATCCCCATCTGTTGTAACAGTTCCTCCTGTTGCGGCTACAAAACTACCTCCACCTCCTCCGGAAGCGTATATTCTACTACTTTCTGCTATTCCAATAATCATATTATCCTTTTAAGTTTCCAAAGGCATACCAAGTTCCACTTCCTTTGTGTATTGCTGTTGCTCCAGCATATTGGTCTCTTAATTGCACCGAAGAATCTGTTGTATAAAGCGTGGAAGCTTCTAAAGTAACATATCCAGTTCCAATATTAATAATATTAACAGTAAATCCAGCATCCAAACTATCTGGTAAAGTTACAGTAGCCGAAGCATCCATTTCTACTAATCCACCAATATCTCCGGAAGTAACGGTGTATCCAGTAGATACCTCGTTTAGTGCTAATAACGTGTTGGCTTTAATATCATAAAGGTCTTCTATAGAAGCGTCTTGTGCTCCAATATCAACTCCACCAACATAAAGGTCCCCAACTATACTAACGTCATCTGCGAAGTTTGCGGCATTAAGAATCTTTGTTACATCTGGCTCAAAGGAAGCTACATCACCACTACCACTCCATATTCGAATCCCATCATAAATATAAATCGAATTGTAATCACCGGATACCGGGTCGTTGGTATCACCAAATTCTACATATCCAAATATTGTATTAAAAAAGGCTGTAGGAAGAGAGGTAAAAGCAAATCCTGGAATATAAACATCCACACCTGCTTCGATACTAACGTCCATTCCTCCTAAAATCGTTATAGGGCCATTAATTTCTAAAGCCCCTGCAATAGCACCACCCGATAACGGTAAATAATCATCTAAGGAAGATATTAAAGCGAAAGATGCATCAATTTGTGTTTGTGTATAGAATAAAGCGGATACATCTACAGTTTCGGTTGCCTCCCAATATCCATTTTGGTATACAAGGGTATCGTTATTGCTTGCGTCCGCAATCGATACATCAAGAAGTTCTGTCTTAAGTGCAAAGGAAGCATCCACATAAGCTATAGTTGCATAATCATCTAAGGAAGTTATTAGTGCAAAGGAAGCATCAACCTGTTCTATCGTATAGAAGTAATCCCCTGCATCAACAAGTATATCTGCAATATCCGTAGCTACGTCCTCAATAGCTGTGGTCGGTTTGTTTTCCCATACAGCTCCACTATACATTAAAGCATCATCTGTGGATACATCTGTTATTGTTACATCTGTTAATCCAGATAAAGTGCTGGCATAATCAATAGATGCATCAATAACCACCACATTATCGGAAGAAGAAATAACAAGCTCTGCGGAAGAAGTATATAATCCTTTAAAAACAAGGTCTTCTAAAACCTTTTCTTTATAGAATCCAATTCCTTCTCCAGTATTAGATGCTGTGTTAACTTCTCCACTAAAGCTTGCATCAATATTAATATCGATATAATCATCATATTCAACAATATCAATAGCACCTGTTCCACCTAATTTCTTAAACATTAAATTGCCGGATGCATCCAATCCTTTGTAAACCGAAGCATCCATTCCAGCCTGGTCTATATTGTAAGCTCCTTTTACAGATACATCTGGCACAAAGCTTGCAAAGGAAGCATCTACATCGGCTTTAAGTGCAAAGGAAGCATCAATCTCCTCTATAGAATAGAAGTAATCTCCAGCATCAACTAAAATATCTGCTATATCTGTAGCTACGTCGGCTATATCCGTTGTTGGTTTATTCTTCCAAAGGCTATCCTCATACATTAGCCCGTCTGCGGTGCTAACGTCTACAATAGATACATCTGTTAATTGCGAAAGTGCTGTTGCACCTCCACCCCCGCCTGCTACGGATACATCCAGCTGGCCAGATACCCAATATAATCCATCACCTAAGCTGGCTTCTTTAACATAAGTGCCATCTGTTATAGTATCTTGTTTAGCATTTAAACTTCCATCCACATAAGCCTGGCTATAGAAGTCTGTTGGAATTCTTGTAGATACATCATCTATATCTGTGGTGTTCTGTGCTATTAATCCTTCTAAGGCGCCAATAGAAGTATCCAAGTTTCCAATATCGGTTTCAGCTGTATTAACTCTTGTGGATACATCTGAAATATCGGTTTCATTGGTATAAACCCTTGCCGATACATCTGCTATATCGGAAGCATTTTGGCTAATTTCTGTATCTCGTGTAGCTAAACTTCCATCCACGTAAGCCTGTGTAACATCACCTCCAACAGCTACAGATACATCAAGCTGGCCTGCAACCCATACAAGCCCATCCCCAATAGATGCCTCTGTTAAGAAAGGATATTTTCCTGTTAAGTAATTATATTGTGCTAAGTTTAAGTGGTATCTTTGTGTTGCTAAACCACCTTGTATACCAAGTAAATCATTGTGGTCCTCTATACTTTGCGGGTCTCCAGCATACCATAGTCCTGTAGTTTCGTTGTATATTAGCACCTCCCCTGTCTGCGGGTTGTTTGCGGATACATCTGTTAATCCACCAACAGATAAATCTGTTACTCCACCACCAGCTACAGATACATCTAATTGTCCGGATACCCAAACTAATCCATCACCTAAGCTGGCTTCTTTAACATAAGTGCCATCCGCTATAGTATCTTGTTTCCCAGCTAAAGCCGTATCAATCTGGCCTAAAGAAGTATCAATATTTCCAATAGTGGTTTCTGCTGTATCCATCCTCGTAGATACATCTGCAATATCGGAAGTATTAGAAGATATTAGTCCTTCTAAGGTGCTAATAGAAGTATCTAAGTTTGTTATATCCCCTTCTGCTGTATCCATCCTCGTAGATACATCTGAAATATCGGAAGTATTCTGCCCAATCTCTATATCTCTTGCTGCTAAGCTTCCATCCACGTAAACTTTAGATACCCCCGAAGCATCAATAGCTGCAATTGCTGCTGTATTTGCTCCAATAGAAGCATCGTGTATTACTAATAAAGTTTCATTAGCATCCACTCTCGTAGATACATCATCTATATCGGAAGCGTTTGCTGCAACAGATGTATCAAGGGTTTCTACCCTAAGGTATAAATCTGCTACACTTCCATCTGTGGCTGTAATCGATACATCAAGATAACCTGCATTCCAAACAAAGTCTCCTCCTAAAGAAGCTTCTAATACGGCTAATCCAGTATCTAATTTTCCTGCTAAAGCTGTATCTAATTGTCCAATCGAAGTATCAATATCTAATAAAGAAGCTGCATTTGCTGCTATAGAAGCATCCTGTATTCCTCTATAATTATCAAGCCAAGCTATAGATACATCTCTAAGTGCTAAGCTACCATCTACGTAAGTTAAAGTGGTATAATTTCCTAAATCGCTTTCTAAGGATGCTATAGAAGCATCTTGTATAGTTCTATAATTATCCAACCAAGCTATAGATACATCTTGCGCATCATTTTCTGTAAACAACACCAAAATAGAAGCATCCCTAAGTGCTAATTGCGCATTAACATAAGTGGTTGTTGCATATCCTGCTATAGTTCCAGATACTATCACATCGGCTATCCAACCTCTGGTGCTTGCATCGAAAACTCTGCCCGTAATTCCTTGGCTCATAATAAAATCGTTATTTTATACTTTATTTATCTTCTTTTTAACCAACTCCCCCTTTTAAAGAAAATTCTCATACATATGCTTCATTGCATATTTCCCAACTCTAACATCAAATATCCGAAGCTGGTCTAAGGTGCCACCAAATCTCCCAGTTGCTAAATTATTTGCTTGTGTTGGATAATATGGTGTAGTCATTCTCCTTCTATTAACCCCATCACATCCAAGCATAATTATATCCCCATTAAAAGTATTGGATGTTACGCTTGCATCATTTTCTAACTCCCCATTAACATAAAAGCTTAATACGGAAGAATCGTAAGTTACCCCAAATTGCACCCATTCGTTTTCATACACCTCTGTTGTTGTATAGTCCATTTGCAATACCCCATTGGATATAGCATATAACCTCATTTTGTATCGGTCCCTTTGGTTGCTTGGTGTTGCTGTTGTTGCTGTTGGCACAATAGATACTTCTATATAAGAAGAAGCATCTGTTCCACCACAAGTGGAAAAATAACCACCGCTTTCATATCTTCTGGAAGTTTTAAATAAAGTCTGTTCTATTGGTAACACATCCCCTTCCCAAGCCCCTGTTCCATAACAAATATCGTCTGGCATATCTGCCCATCCAGTAACACTCCACCGGTCCTCATTAAAAGTTGTGCAAAGGCTCGGGTCGCTCTGGTTAAGATAAACATAGTGCCACCAACACCTCGTTATAGTCCAATAATATCTCGAATATTCCCAAAAGTTGCATATATGGTTTCCGAATTTAACGCCCTTCCCGGAAGAAGTATCTACATAGGATATACTTTTGCTATAAGCACTAACATCTAAATCAAAGCCCCAATATCCCTCATCGGTTAAATCATTATCGAATTTCCAATATGCCTTGTATAAATCGATAACAGGGTATGTTACACTTTCTACATAGTGCCCCTTTCGGCAAACACTCCCATCATATACAGCTATTCCTTCCATTATGTTATTGCATATTTGTAAGTCCAAACACCAGATAATCTCTTTTCAAATCTTAAGTTTTCGCTGGCATCTACAAAGAATCTCCAACTTCCATCTACATTAGGATAACCAAGATATTGGTATTCTGGCACTATAAAGTCGTCTGGTGTAACTCCATAAGCTTCATCAACCTGTATTGTTGCCCTTGCCTCCCATTTAGCTATAGAAGCATCATATTGTAGCACATCCCAGTTGCTCGGGTATCCTGGATGCCCAACACTAACATCAATTAAATTATCTAAATATATGTTCCATTGTCCTGCTGCAAGCGTGCCCTCTATAGTTGCATTTCCAGCAACATATAAATCCTCATAAATATCTAAATCACCATCTATAGTAGCATCATATTGCACATAAAGGTTTGTTATATTCGGGTCTATTATACTTCCATCCACATATAAATCCCCATCTATAGAAGCATCCCCTTTAAAATCTACATTATCCCAAAAATATGCAACGTCTTTAGCTTGGAATATTCCATCAACATTTAAGTTTCCATCAATATCTGCACTCCCGGTATGGTAAAGGAATCCACCCCCTAATATAGATACATCTCCACTCTTTATCATTAATCCTTCCCAAACCTGTAATCCCCCGCTTTGTATATCAACAAAATCCAAAAATTCTGTTGTTCCAACAACTCTTAAGTTTCCAAGGAAATATCCACTTCCATCAACATTTAAGTTTTTATCTACATTAACATCCCCTTCTACGAAAAGGCTACCATCCACTATAGTTAAATCCCCTTCGAAGTCTACAGATGCAAGGGTAACAACTCCTGGTGCCCATTTTGTTCCATTCCATTTTAGCACATCTGCTGGTGCCGGGGTGCTTGCATCAACATCTGCCAAATCACTCAAGCTTGCATCTCTTTGCGTCCATAAGGAAGCATCCGAATTCCATCTTAAGAATTGCCCCTCATTCGGGTTATTAACCGAAGCATCGTTAAGGTCGTTAAGGGATATATCTGTATAAGTCCAATAATCGCCATTCCAATAGAGGAATTCTCCTGCTGCAATATCACCAACAGATACATCGTTAATATCTTCTAATTTCTCTACCCCAAAAGATGCATCTGCATACGAAATCTCTCCAGTTGCTGTATCAAAGAATAGCACTTTATTAGTGGAAGTATCTGCTAAAATTCCTGGCAAGAAAAGGGAAGCATCTAAATAAACATCACCTGTTATCGAAGCATCTCCACCAATAGAAGTAGCACCGGCAATCTTAACCTCGTCCCAAAAATATACAAGGTCGTTAAAAATAGCTATATCCGAAAAGGTCTTAACTCCCAAAACAGTTTGTGCCATCTCGGGATAAACATACATTAAATAACCAGATACATCACCAGCCCAAATCTCTGTTTTAGAATAGTAATTATTGCTGTTAATTGTTCCACCCCCGCCATAATAAACTCCGCCAACATAGTTAGTTCCGGTGCCACCCTGCACTCCTGTATCAACAAATTGTTTTAGTATGGAAATATCAATGGCCATTATTCGTAGTTTATATTAGTTAATTCTGTATTATACTCATTCCACGTGCATCTGTATTCGTCCTTTAACACATTGTAATCATATGCTGTTAACACGAATTGTTTGTATCCTTGCGAAGAATCATAATAAAGGCTGAAAGGCCTAATCGGGGTTTCGCTACGTATAGTTCCTGTTATCTTCTGTCTTGTATTTGCGTATAGCTGCGCCTTGTTAGATATAAGCATATCTGTTAAGGGGTATGCTGTAATTCCATCCTCCGTCCAAAAATTACTCCTTGCACTATATTCGGAATTAAAGAATATTCCATTTGCATAATTAAGGCTCTCTATATCGTAAATTGTGCATTCTATTTCCTTCTTGTTAATAAAGGCGTTATTTAACGTCCCTGTAATTAAATTGTTTTGGAAATCCCCTGTAGCTGCAATCTGGTAATCACCTTGGTATTCTCCAAGCAAAGGTGTATCTGGTGTATCTCCTGCATCTGCATAATACCCAACCATCATACCAAATATGAAAGTCTTGTCTCCTGAAAGCCCAACGCTCGGGTCGGAAAGGTCTATATCGATAGTGGTTTCCAAAGGAATAGTTCCTTTAAAATCACTACCAGATACATTATGGGTATTTATAGCATCTTCAATATATGGCTCGCTACCTCGATACCAACGGCTATTATCATCATCATACATTATATACATAGTCCCATAAGTTCCTGTATAGTCTTTAAGATAATAGCGGATATAGAAATCGTAATCTGCTTCATTTTGTGTTCCCCCTGTAACAACAGGAAGCCATCTTAACGATATCTTAAGTGCTGTTCCAGCGCTCGGGTCGATAGTCATTTTAAACTTTGTAGCACATCCGGTAGAAGAATCTGATGGCGAATATCCACCAGCTCTTAACCAAGCATTTTTAAAGGTCTTGTAAGGTCCAATATAAGGGAAGCTTGCACTTCCAGCTGTATGGTAATAAACCCATTCTTTAGTATAAGTCGGATACCAATATCTCGGGTTTGGTTGTGTTGTAAAGGTAGCGTTATCGGGCTCAAAAGGGTTTGTTAAATTGCTGAAAGGTATCCCCTCTAATTTAACCTCTATCTTGTTAAGTCCTGGAATAAATCCAATAGTTGGTGCATCTTCCAAGAAGCATAAGCTCTTTATGTTTATGCTCGAATCTAATATGGATACATCCTCCCCAGTAGTCCCATAATCATAAGAAGTATCTGGCTGGTATTCTATAAATTCCTTAACGGGCTCTTCCCAAATATCATCATACCTTTCCACATACCAAGCCCCATCATACCAATAGATGTAATTATCAAAGGGTATTAATATCTTCTCTATAATATCTAATCCACCATCTCTTTCAATATTGTTTTGCCAAAAGTTTTCTGTGCTAATACCACATCTGTTAAAAGCCTTTCCATACCCAAATCCATAAGAAAGGCTATCTTCATAAAGCCCCATATTAACTCTAATCGGGTCTTCCTTTCCAGTTAACTTTAACGTTTCATTAAGGATATCAATTATACTCCTTCGGTCTATCGTATCAACAATAGTTGGATGTATATCTCTTAATTTGCTCAAATAGTTAGAAGCTGTTACTTTAAGGGGTGCATTATGCCTGTATTTCTCGTTAGCCGTTGCTGTATTAATAAAGCCAGTAAAAAGGTTTATGGAATTATCTGTATCATAAATTCTAACCTGGAATTGTCTTTCCTCGTTGCTAACCAAATCAAGCAAATCATAGAAATCATCTCTATCATTAAGAATTTGTAAGGTGGAATTTAACTTTACAATCGGGTCATTCCAATCTGTAAAATCATATTTAATTTGCATTCCCTCTGGTAACAAAGTAATCCTCGTGCTCGGGTCTGTTCCATCAAGCTCATCAATAAAAAGCATTCCTTGTGTATATTTGCTATACCACGGCGTGTAATATTTAATATTGTATCCCATTAGAAAGAATTATTTACGATATCTTGGTTTGTTAATACTCCAACAAGTTCTGTTCCTTCAATACGGAAGATAACCTCTCCACCAACAAATCCTTTTTTACCAAGAATACCTTCAAGTTTGTTAAGTGGTGCAATAACTTCCGGGTTGCTACGTGCCCCTGGATATTCCCCAACCGTAGCTAAAGTCTCTCCATAAGCAATACCACCTTTTGCTAAAGGCGTGGATGCAATAGCTGCCACCTGTGCTGCTCCCAAGGCTGCTGTAATTCCAGCCAATACAAAACCAAGTGGTGGTGTAACAGTTAAGGCTTTGGATACACCTAAAGCGGTGTTTATTAGTGCCTGCACAATAGCTAAAGCCTTTTCCTTCTTCGCATATTTTTTCTCAATTTCTTCACGCTTTTTAGCATTATCTCCAGCGGCTTCTAATTCCTTGTTTTTCTGTGCTTCGAATATATTGGATACAGCTTCTGTTAACATCATAGCTGCATCTGCAACCTGTTGTGTTATTTCTTGCCTTCTTTGTTCTGCTGATTGCTGTATTTCTGTTAACTTCTCTTGGTATTCTGCAAAAGATATTTCCCCCTTCTTAAGTTGTTCTTTCCAATATTCGGGGTTAAACATATCTTCCTGCATCTTCTCAAATTGCTTGGTAGAAATCTGGATATCTTTGTCTGTAATCTCTATTGGTTGTATTTTAGGAAATTCTATTTCTACATCTGCAAAGGCACTTTCCATTTCCTTCATAGTCTCATCAATCCAAGCATCAACATCGAATTCCTCTATTTCTGGCTTAAATACAATCGGCTCTTCATCATCTCCAAGGCTTTTAATTATCTCCAGTTTATTCTCTAATTCGTTAATCTTCTTTTGTGTCTCAACTAATCCAGCGTTATTTTTCTTAAAATCTAATACCTCTGCCTTCTCCTTAAGTCTTGCAATTTCTTGTTGTAAACCTTTTATAGTAGTTAAGCTATAGATAACTTCACCATCCCCATCATCTCCGCCGTCTCCACCGCCTCCGCCTTCATTTCCAGTAGCTCCACCACCATCTTGGATAGCTTTGTTAATACCTAATAGTTGCTTTAGGGTCTCTGCTCTTAATTTAACAAGTTTATCTTCTTCTGTTTGTATTCCTTCTAAAGCATTTTGGAAGTTCTCTGCCCTTTCTGCAACTCTTGCCATATTATTGTAAGCTGCTTTAGTGCTACCGTTATATTTTAGTTGTTCTTCATTTGCCTTCTTGTATGTTGCTATAAGTTCTTCTAAAGGCATAGCATCGATGGAATCATCATATAAGGAAGTCCAAGTCTTTAAGGCATTTTTCATATTCTCGATATCCTTAACCTGCTGCTTCCATATTTTGTCTCTTTCTTTATTAACTTTCGTTAATTCCTTCTCATATCTTAAAGCTACAATCCTCTCTGCATAAGCTTCATTAACTTTGCCTAATTGCGTAAGTAATTCCTCGTTGGATGTTACTTCTGTATCAATATTTGCGAAGTATTCCGGGTATGCTGCTCGTAGTTTTTCTAAAGCTATTCTCCTTTGGTCCGTCCCTTCTTTTAAACCTGTAACAGCAATAACAGCTGTTTGCACGGCTTTTTGCTCTCTTAATAAAGCTCCTTCTGTTTCCCCAATATTGTTAACTAAAGTTGTTCCAGCGGATATAAAAGGCATAAGCCCTTTCAATACTAATTGCCCGAATTTAACTTTAGCTTGTTCTGCGGAAGCCTGTAGTTGTTGCATTTTCTGTGCATCTGTTAAGATAACTTCACCCATCTTGCCAAGCTCTCTTTCTGTAATTGCACCAACGGCACTCATAAAGTCTCCAGTCTTCTCTATTTCATTTCTTAAATCAACCGCTGAAATACCAAGGTTATCAAGAATCAAAACACTTTTACGTCCCAAACCGGTAACAAAACTCTCAGCCAGATAGTCCACGCTTTCCCCTGTTTGTGCTGCTCGTTTAGTTGCAAATTCCAAGCCCCTTGCTAATACATCCATTGGAATACCGAAGTTATCTGCTTTAATAGCTTTCTTCATAAGTTCAAGCTCTGTTACAGTTCCTCTTGTAGCTTGCTTAAGAGATAGCATATTAGCATCCGCATTTCCTAATCGGTTAAAGGCTTGTTCTACACCAGCAACTTCCGAAGCTAATTTAGCCGCTTCTTTACCAAATCGTATAATCTCCCTGGCTGCAAAAGCTGCTGCAATCGCACCACCAACCTTCTTAAAACCCCCGCTTAACTTTTTATTAAAATTCTGCTGGTTTTTAGCGAAGTTAGATATATTTTTATTGGCATCATTTAATCCCTTCTTAAGGTCTGCTGTGTTAGCTAATAACCTAAGGGATAAATCTGTCATTACTTTTCCGGCCATTGTATATCGTCTATTTTAATTAAAAAAAGGCATCCGCTTTTGCCGATGCCTTTAAAGTTCCAGTTCCGCCGCGGATGCCTTTTTAGTTGGTCCTTTCATTCGCTCGGCGTGCAATCTATCTTTTTCTGCCCAATCCTCTGATGTTAAGTTCTCCAATTTCTTTTGGTCTTCAATATCTTTCGGGTCTACTTTGTCCCAGCTGAAAGGCATATATTGTTTACAAAATTGCGTATAGTTCTTTTTGTATTTTTTAGCAACCTGTAAAGAAAAAGTAAAATATGTTTGCAATCTCATACTCTCGTATATGGTCTTGCTAAAGAAAAGTTGGTCTTCCGCCCAAAGGTTGTTAAGTATCTGGAATTCTCGCAAAGTTAATCTAAGGAATTCCCTTTTCTTCATATTCCACCGGTGCCTGGATATAAGTCTAAACCTTTCATAATCCAGCTCAACCGGCTCTACTTTTTTTTTGCTACTTCCTTTTGGTTTTCGTCTTCTATTATATCTTCTACCACCTTCTCGCTCATATCACTCATATCGTATAAAAAGGCTGGCACAATCTTCAATAGATGCGTCCATTCTTTATCCAACATATAAGGATATTCCTTTTCCTTAATACCAAGTTTATTACCTGCTCTCAAGTAATTTAGAATCACCCTAAATAGTGGTGGCCTGTGGTATTCAAATCCGGTCTTAATACCAAGCTTCAACATATCAAGCAAGTTATCTGCTTGCTTGGTAACGTTGCTCTCGGTGGCTAATAGTTTAACAAAGTCCTCTCCTGTTTCACGCTTGTATTGTATAAGCGTGCTCATAGAGATAACAAAAGGATACTTTCTTTTTGCTAATTTTACATATTCTACCATCGCAATTCGGTTTTAAGCGGTTGTTCCAATAGTAATATCTCCGTCGCCTGCAATCTCAAAGCTATAAGTAACCGCTGCTCCAACTCCTCCCTCTTGGCTTAAGCTGGAAAAATATCCTGCTCCGCTGTAGTAAGTTTGGCTGGATACATCTGGTGTAATAGCCCATCCGATAGAAGCATCACCGGAAGTAAGGTTTCTCATCATAGAAGAAAATCCGATATCTGTTCCTGGAATTTGGCTGTCTCTAAAAACTAATCCGCTACCAGATATTGTATAGGAATACAAGTCCGGCACGTTTTGTTTAGAATTTGTGGTGGAATTCATACAAGCAATTTCTATCATATCTTTAGTAACCGCCATAGAAAAATCCGTTGCACATCCAATTATGCTTCCATCAATGGTTATATCGATGCTCTTGCTGAAAAGTGGTGTTGCCATAATCTTTTAAGTTTATTTTTAGTATATTTTATTTATCCAACTTTAAATATTCATAACGTCGAAATTAAGGGTATTCATATAGATGTTCTTTTCCTGGTCGAAAGTATGCCCATCTCCTGTAAAGTTAATATCCATAATAGTCCCATATTCCGTAAAGTTTAGATAATCTTTTATTAATTCTGAAATAGAAGTTAAATCCTCGGTGTTTTGTGTTATCAAAGTAACATTAAGGTCTTTTATCTCATAAAGTTTGCTCCCCTTCATACAATCAATTTGCTCCCTTCCATTGTAGTGGTAAACAATCCATTTTTTTGTAAGGTCGAAATTGTCTGGCAAATTCTCATAGTGGATACCCCCATCAATTTCTGTATTAATAGAAGCGTCCCCAATCATAACCGCGTATAAATCTGTTGCAAAGCTCATTATTTAAGTCTCTTAATTTTCTTCTCCAAGAATTTGTTTATCTCATTTCCATATTCCCTGCTTGTAAAGGATATCACATTATTTATTCGGGAATCAACAAAAGGCTCAATTCTATTCCTTGCCCTAATTCGGCCTCTCGGTCCTTTTCGCTCTTTTGTTCCTTTCTCTACAAATCTAACATAGTAAACCGAAGAAGTTGGTCCTGCAACAACCGCTGTTTTATTCGCTCTGTTTGCTGCTACCTTAATCTCCTTCTTTGTCTGGCTCGAATACGGTAAAGCTGCTCTAAGTGGTTTAAGCACCTCTTGTGTAGCCGCTTTTCGGTTAAAGCTTCTTAATACCTGGTCCCTAACTCTTTCGGGCAAGCCATTAAGAATTTCGGTGTATTCTTTTACACCCTCAAGCTTTATTCCGGTAACCTGTGCCATTAGTTAGCTGTTTCTGCCTCCCATACAACACATCTGGCTTTAATAAAAGCATTTCTATCAATAGTTTCAAGATGGTTAATCTCGTAGTATTGGCTATCATAAAGAATTCGGCATTTGTAATTAATACGCGAATCGTATCTCATCACAAATTCCACACGTGTATAGGGTAAAGTTCCCTCATCCCCATATTCGCTGTTTCCCGTTAATACTCTGAAATATGCTTTAGTCTCTTTCAAGGTAGCATATCCCTCGGTCGGTGTTCCAACGGTATTCGTTGTAGTAGTCTCCTTCTCTATAAGGATGTTTTTATCCAGCTGGTTTGCGTTATATGGCATCTTAATATGTTATTAATTTGTAGCTTTCCACAAGCCTCTGCCAAGCTTTAGTCTCCTTAAATACCCCTGGTGCATAAGAAGCTCTTTCCATATCATAAAGGTCTCCAATACGTATAAGTATTGCGTGCTTTATCGGGTATGGGCATTCTCCATCATTAAATCCTGTGGTATAAGTAACATAAAGCGGGTCGGAAGTTACATTGGTGGATAGTTCTACATAAGTCCTGCTGTATCCAATATCATTCATCGATACAGATATCGAAGTGCTCGAATCTGTAACAACGCTATCAATGGAAATAACATTACCTTCTTCAATATAAAACTCATCATCAACGAAATTCCAAAGGCTTAAGGCATTGGATGTTAGTGCCACATCCTTTCCGATATATTGCTCAACACTTTCTGTAGCAACGTATATTAGTTGCCTAACATAATCATTATCCTTGTCCCAATCTTCATCTATTCTAAGATGTCTTTTGGCCTCATCTAAGGATACAGTATTGTATATCTTGGTCTTAACCGGATGCTGCATATGCGTCCTTCGGTCCGTGGTATAGTTTCCAATTCCCATAATATTCTAAATAATTTTAATAAAAAAAGGGGAAAGGGAAAGCTTCCCTAATCCCCTTTAGCTTAACAAACAACATAGAATATTTTAGATGGATACATCTGCAATCCAAGAAGCAAATCTATAGTTACGGAATCCTGTGTCGGTTAAACCGGAAATTGTAACTTTAATTTTTCCTTCTACATCAAATTCATATGGGTTAACAAGTAGCTCGATACCTTCACCCCATTCTGCTACAACGGCTGCGTTAGCGTCGAAGTATAGAAGATGGTCTGCATTCGCTAAGTTAGAAGCGAAAGCTGGAAGTCCGTCGATATTTCCTTGCATAAGTGGTCCTTCCCATACCGGTCCCTTAACGGAAGCGATAGTTGCGGTCTTCTTAAGGAAAGCTGCAATAGCTGGTGTAGCTACGTAAACCGGTCTTGCCATATCATAAGGCACGTTAGCTTGTAATCCAACAACGTCTTCATATGCTAAGGTGCTACCAGCGATAGTAGTGGAAGCATCCACTGCATCGGTTTGTATCTGGTCGAAAAGGTCGGCAAGCTGTGCTCTGTAGTAAGCGTCCCTGATGTCTTGGATAACACCTGCCCAGATAGCTGGTTGGCTGTTATTCAATACCTCTTTAGTTACCACATTGTAAGCTCCAAGTCTCCTTGCGGAAAGTTTAAGGTCTGATGGGTCTGCGGAAGCATCTGCAACGGCAACGGTTTCTGCTGCGAATCCAGCGGATACCTGTGGCATAGATGGTAATACAAAGTCGCCATTCAATCCGGTGTATTTAGTAACACCCATTGCCATCATAACACTCTCTGCCGGGCTTTTAGCTACGGAAAGGCTGTTATCAACGTCTTTGTTTTTATTATCTGCACCAAGCTGTGTTAGCGTAAGGTCGGTCCTTAAAAGGAATCCACCTTGTGGTCCACGGTGCTCATCATCAACCTGTCCTGTGCGGAAGAAAGTTTGTAAACTCTCTAAAGCACTTCTGGTTTCTTCTGGAAGTTCTTCTACCTCTGATGTCTCAACGGTAGCGATATTCATTCTCTCAACTTTTTCTGCTCTTTCAAGGTCTTTTCTTAAGGCCTCTCTTTCAACTTCCAAAGTATCGAATTCTTCGCGAAGCTCATCTGTAAGCTCAACGGATGCAATTTCTTTCATCCTTGCTTCTTTCTCCGCGATAGTTGCTCTAAGTTCATTAATTTTTTTCATAATCAAATATGGTTATTTTCTTTATTTATGTTAAATTCTAATTCTTAAAAGAAGCTGTTCTTGCTCCTTTGCTTTATCTTGTTCGGCTCTTTCCTCCTCTTGCTCGGCATTTTCTACATCCTCTTTTTTCCACTCTCGTGCCTCTACGGAAGTGGTCGGGTATGCTGCTCTGGTTACGCTCGATACATCAAATAATCCAGCAATTCGGGAAATTCTACGTAGAGGAATATCTTCTCCCTCAACGTCCTCGAATCTGTAATCATTTGCATTAACGTAAAAAGCAAAGGAATTTTCGGAAATATCGCCCCTTTTAATTCTCAACCAAAGGTCTTTAGCCTCGGATATTTCGGGGTCTATCACGGCTCGAAAGAATAACCCTTTATCATCTGCTTTTAGGGTTAACGTCCCGGAAGTAGTTCTTGCCATAATCCTGTCGTCATCGTGTTGGAAATTATAGATAACATCAAGTTCATTGCTGGCCACTACTTCATCAAAAGCACCTCTTTCTATTTGCTCATAGAAAAGGTCGCCATTTTCGAATAGCAATCTGCTCCTTGTATCATAAACAGCTGCGTATCCTTCAATTATTCTTTGGCCATCTTCTTCGATAGCTCTGTAATCATTTTGCTCCGAAGAAAAATATCGTCTTTCTGGTTTCATAACGTTTCGTTATTTTATGCTCTTTATATATATGTTCATCCAATGGATACATCCTGTATTGGCACCAAATTATTTGCTGGAATAAAGTGGTTGTCCCCTCCTTCATAGAAAGGATACCCTGTTTCCAACGCAATTTGGTTACCTGAAATAACACCCATCTGGAATAGTCTCTGGTAATATTCTACTTTTGTTTTTAAGTCTGTAGCAATTAAATCTGCTGCATTAAAGTGGATAGTTTTTCCAGCCATTCTTTCCTCTCTCGTAAGAATTTTGTTTTCCAATTCCTGTTTGTAAGTATAGAAAATCGGCTGCATTGTAACTTCCTTAAAATACGTTAATTCTTCTTCCACTTTGGATAGTCGTCCGCTTTCATAGATACCAACCATAAAAGGCGTAAGTCCATAAAAGGAAGCTACCTGCGCGGAATCGAATTTCATAGATGCTAAGAATTTCTCATCTATCGGGTCCATTCCCAATTCCTGTATTTCTGTAAAAGCTGGAAGTTCTGGTATTTTACCGGTGTTGGTTACGCCTCGATAATTTTCATTCCATTGTTCTCTGGAATCTTTGTATATCTTCTGTAAGTTGGCGTCTGGAATATTGCTCTTTAGCACCTTTCCAATAAAGCTATTGTTATCGTAGTTTGCTTCAATAGCTCCTTTTGCTTTCCATAGGGTGGAAAAGTTTGCTCTTTGTTGTTCAATCGGGTTAACGCCCCAAAACCCATTTCGCGTTACCCATTTAAAGTGCAAAAGGTCTGCACCGTTAACGGTGTCTTTTCTGGTGTTGCCATTTTCCAGCTTTGTATTAATCTTGTAATAAATCTGGCCCCTAACAACTTTATACCCTTCAACCCAAGTGGATGGCACAACCATAATCTTTTGTATTCGTCCTGTGCTGTCCCTGTAAATTCGGGCAAAAGAATTACCTTTAAGTGCTCTATTATATTCTAAAGCTGAAAAGAAATCTCTCGAAGTAATAATCCCGTCCGGGCTCCAAGAAAGTAGTGGAAATCGATAGTCTTCTCTATCAATTAAATTGCCTTTATCGGTGGTGCTGTAGATGTTAACGGATACCGAAGATATCTTTTCGCTTAAAACTTTTATGCAAGTGGAAGCTGTTCCAACCGCCTCCGCGTCCTTTTTAGTATTAAAGTGCTTTGCTTGTGTTCCAAGTTCAAGTGGTTTAATAACCTGCTCTTCAAAAGCTTTGTCCGTCCCTAACCAAATATTAGATACACCATCAATATAGTTGCGGTAACTTTCAAACATAGTTAGTTCTTAATTTTATATATTTTATATATGCCTTAATTTCTTTCGGCATCCTCTAATTCTAAAAGCCCTCCTAAAGCCATCGATGTTGCCACGGCTGCGTCCACGGAATCTTTGCTTTTATGTCGGCCTCTGGTGTTCTTAAGAATTTTTATATTATCATTTCCATCATAATATAATCCAACATTAGCGAATTGCCATCTAAGGAAAGGGTTATGTCCGAATTTTATGTTCTCATCATAAAAAAGTCTTTGTAATTCTTTTAGCGGCCTGTTAAACTTCATAGCATTCTGGCCAAACTCATAACAAGGTATCCCCAAATCCTGTATTTTTGGAATAACGGAATTATACGCATATTTGTCATAATCAACCCTTCTAATTATATATTTCTGGCTTAATCTTTTTATTTCATCAAATACGGTATCATAGTTAATTGTTCCACCGGGGCATCTTAATATAAGCCCATCACGTATCCAAGGTAGTAAATCTGTTCCGCTCTCTCTAATTCTGCTTTTTGCCCCTTCTGGAAAGAAAGATATATTCTTAACATAAATCTGGCCATCTTTACGAAATACCAAGCTAAAGCTCGTTAAGTCTTTGGTCTTGGAAAGGTCTAATCCAGCGGTGCATTCCATACCTTCAAATTCGCTCCAATCAACCTTCTCCTCAATAGCCTTCTTTAGATATTCTGGCTCAACGAATTCATCGTCTCCTGCTTCTGTAAAGATATTTAAGTTCTTTGTGTAAAATTCCTTTAAGTTACTCTTAACGGTTTTAGCCTGCGTAAATTCCCCTTCTAAAATATCCAGCTTAATTGTCTCCCCCAAGCTCGGGTTTGCTTTTGGCCATACGGAAAGGTCGTTAGGGTCGTCTTCAAAATCCAACGTAAACATAAGATAGAAAAATATATCATTTTCCATCTCTCTCTTTAATACCCTTTGTCCTTGCTCGAATAGTTGGTATGCTACAGATGTTGTGGAATAGCCTGCGGAAGTAATATAGTGCGTTAAGGCATTTTCGATGGATACAGTTCCACTTTTAAGGATGTTTATTATATCCCAGTTTTCCATAGTATGCAATTCATCAACCAAAGTTGTGGAATTTTCCAATCCATCCATACTATCCAAGTTGCTGGATATAGTTCTGCAAATACCGAATTTATCCGGGTCTCTGAAATAGATGTCGTAGCTCTTCTTTCCAGTCTTAAGTCGCTTGGAAAGGCTCTTGGAATTTTGCACAATCTCTTTAGCGGCCTTTAACGCCAAGCCAGCCTGTGTTTGTGTATTTGCACATAAGATACTTTGTGGGGAAAGATGTTTATCTCCAACAAGCCCGAAAAGTTGCAATATTGCGCTAAAGGTAGTCTTCCCTGTCTTTCTGGATACCAGCGTGTAATTGTATCGGAATCGTCTACGTCCACTCTTCTTGTAGTAAAATCCATAAAGGTTAACAACCACAAAAATCTGCCAAGGTATTGGCATAAATCTCTCCCAATGGTCTCCTTTACGTATGGAAAGGTAGTAGAAGAATTTAAACACCCTCTCAACCTCGTTAACCCTCATATCAAGGTCTTCTCTCGCTAAGTCTTCGCGGAATCTCTCTATTGCTAACTTAAGCCATACCCCAGCAACAACCTTCCCATCCCTAATACCATCAATCCAAACTTCGAATCGGTCCCAGATGGTCTTTATGTAAGTATCAATCGGCATTAATCAAATTCTTTACCAAAATCGTCGTCCTCAACCTCTTCCACCATCTTGGCTAATCGTGCTCTGTCTACCGGTGCGATGTTAAGCTTTGCGTATAAATTCTGGATGTTTTTTAAGCACGTATCGTAAACCCCAACCGCGGGGCTTCGTTGGTAATACGCTTGTTTTTTAGGGTCCTTTACGGTGTTTAATATAATTCCGTCTTTTAGTATAGATGTCTTGGCTTCATCAAGCATTGCGAAGTTAAATATAAGCTCATCAACAAGTGGCTCATCTGTTGGTTTATATCCGGTGCCAATACATTCAATAATCTCTTTCTTAAAGTCTTTCATATAAGAAATAATTTATTTATATATTTTGGCTAATATAAATACGCCTTGTTGTTTATTATATTCCCAATAGAAGATGTCCCAATACCAAATATATTTTTAAGGTCTGTATAAGAATAATTGCCTGTGGAATAGAGATATCTAATTCTATTTGCTTGCGCTAAGGTAATCTTTCTTGCTCCAAATAATCCATTAGCTACGGCGTGGTGCACATTCTGTTTTTGCGTGCACCACTCTATATTCTCCGCCCTGTTATCTGTCTTAATCCCATTTTTATGGTTAAGTATTTTGTATCCGTTAGGGTTTTCTACAAAGGCTTTTGCAACAAGGTGGTGCACCATATTATTAGGATATCTCTCTTTATTTTTACGCAAGTTAACTCTTAAGTATCCATTTCCATCAAGAAAGGTTTTCATTAACCTTCCTCTCTTGTAGTTTGTATTACTTTTAACTTTGCCCCGGTCGCTAATTTGGTAGTCCGGATATTCCTCTATAGTTAGCCATCTTTCTTTCATATTCTTTTTACACAATAGAATTCCAAAGTTTCGTAGAAACCCCCATTCCCATTTACCTTTTTCGCGCGTAAAGGCCTTCCAAAGGCCCTGTATGCCAAAGCCCTTTTGTATCTTAGGTTTAATAGCAT